CATCATCTGGACCATCTTGACGTACTCTACCTCCATGTCCCCACATTAAGTAAGTCTCAATGTCAGTAGCAATTTTAGTCAAGTGAGCTGCTTCCATAGTAGTTAAGAATGTTCTTGACAAGTCTCCGTTGTCAAATGCACGCTTAACTTTATCTTTACCAAGAACTTTTACCATGTCTTCCAAAGAAGTAATGGAAGGATCTACAGTTTTGTCAAATGTTCTCCAGATCTCAGTTACAGGAACTGTACCATCTGCATTCATACCACCTTTGATCATAAGATCTGCGCGAGATGAAATAGAATAATGTACGTGTGCTTCTGCTCCTCCTACATAGTTATAGAATTCACGGAAACCAGTTCTTGTTTGGATGTCAGAGAATCTCTCACCATACTCACCTCTAGCAGAACCTTTACGGAATACTTTAGTACCATTAGCTAAATACTTGTTATCTAAGTATTTGTAATTGTCATTGTCTACAAGTTGTACAGTATAGATGAATCCATCTCCAATAGGAAGGATATCTTCTGTAGGAACAATGTACAATTCAGCTCCGTTGTATTTGTCATAAGTGATGATATCACCATGTCCAAATTCTCTTCTGCTTAGTTTAATGCGGAATGTAGTACCATCCACACCTTTAAATGAATTGTCTGGTTCAATGTCTTCCATGATGTAAGGGAGATCCAAAGACACTGGAGTCTGCCACTTATACTCACCACGAGCATTATCTACCATAATTACATTCTTACCACCAAAGCTAGACATTTGGTAAAGAGGCATTTCCACCTTCTGAGCCATAGCCCATAGGTCTACTGGACCTAAGTCCATTGGTTCTGCATCCTTCAACATGTTAACCAAGTGGTATGAATCTACGTGCGAAGTTGCCGCATAGGCTGTATCCCGTAGAAAGATACCATTGTTTAAAACTGGAGTTGCCATTTTTATTTGTTTGTTTATTTGTTACTAATTAAAATCTTTTGAACAAGTTAGTTCTCTGGATTGTTCTTTGAGGTTTTGCAGTACCTCTTCTCTGTGGTTCTTCTTCTTGTGGTGCAGAAGATGTAATCTTTCTAGACTCTTCTGTTTTTAATTTTCTTACAGTTTCTTCAACTGCAGCTTTACCACCAATCTTTCTGATACCATCTTTATAACCATTAGGGTCAGCAAGTAACCATAATGCTTCTGCAATCAGACCATGATCTGGTTCTACAAACTGATACTTCTCAAGTAAGTGACCAAGTAAGTTTGTTTGTTTACCAGATATAGAAGGATAGTTAGGTTGAACTAAACCTGAGTATAATAAACTCTGTGTTTTCTTATCAAGTTTTAACCCTCCTAATTCTCCTGCTACAAGAGTACTGTATACACTATCAGTATAAGCTTTAGCTTGTTTAGCTTGTCTTTCCTTAAGTGCTTCTTGTTCTGCTAGTTGTCTTGCAACAATTTCTTCTTGCATTCTATCTAGCTTAGGTTTGAATTGATTAGCTTTTTGCTCTAGCTTATCAATATCTCTCCAATCTTCTATCTCTGCTTCAATTTCTTCAGGAGTTCCAAAGCCTGTTGCATATAGATATTGTCTTGCAATTTCTTCCTGATCATACTCATTAGAAGGATCTAATGATCTCATTTCTTCTACATGTGCTAAGGTTCTAAATAAACCTTTAAGATCTTGTCCTCCATCAGCAACATACTTAGCTGCAATTTGAAGTTCTTCAGGAAGAGCTTTAAAGAATTCTTGAGGAGTAGACTCTCTTACTCTATTCTCTCTATCTTCAAAGTTTGCTTTAAATAGTTCTCTAAAATCTTTTGTTGTATACTCTTCTAAAGATTTATCATCATCAAAAGGCATTAGTTCACCATCCTCAATCATTTTTTGCGCAAGCTCATAAAGACCAGACTTATCTACTTTTGGTCTTCCTTTGTTACCCGCTTCTTCTTCTTGAGTAATTAAGTTATCAAGCTCAGCAATAGTTTCATCAACTTCTGCTTTTTTCTCTACAGCTTCCTTTTTTTCTGCAGGTGTTGCTGTAGGGTTGTCAAAGAACGTAGTATCCACTTCTTCTTTTGAGAAGAGTGACTTCTTCTCTGGTTCTCCATCTGAAGGTAGCATAATACTATCTGCACCAGGATTGCCAAAAATCTCATCAATGTTTACATCTGCTTGTACCACCGTTGTGGTATCTAGCACCTGATCTTCAGGGTTTTTGTTGGTATCTTCCATTTTTGTTGGTTTTTGGATATATTATAATATACAAAATAAACTTGAAAAATTTAAAATAAGAAAAGTAATTTTTTGCACTATATAGCTAAGACTACTTTTCTTTCTTATTTGATTCAGATTTATCATACTTATTTTTGTTCTCTCTAGCAATTTGTAGTTGCTTATCAGCTATTTCTTTTTGTACTTGTAGCTTTTCTCTATCAATCATAATCTTTTGGTTATCTCTCATGTTCTCATTTGTTTGCTTTTCTCTTTGTAATTGCATTTGTTGTTGATACTGTTCACTAGATCTAATGTCTTTCATAGCATCCTCATAATCAGATATTTGGTTTTTATTTACATCTTGCATTGCACCATAACCAGCAGACCTAATTTCAGCAACAGTGATGTCTTTCTGAATCATCTTATCATCTCTAGCAGCTTGTGCTTGGATATCCATTTGTTTTTGTTTCTCAGCAGCAGCCAACTGTTCTTGTTGCATTTGTTGTTGCGTTTGCATTTCTTGTTGCTTAGTTTGCTGTTGTTTTTCTTCAGATGATTTTAATGCAGTATTTATTTCAGAAACAGAATCCGCCTGTACAATTTTACCTAAGTCATATATAGAAGCTCCAGTAGTATTGTTCTGAAGAGCCATAGATTTTAACTGCTCTAATACAGCTCTGTGATTTGCAGTAGTAGTACAGAATATATTAAGGTCTCTTAGTAAGAGATCTGTACCATTTACTTGAAAGTTTACTTTGTCATCAGCACCAGTAATATAACTTAACCTTGTAGAAGGTTTTGTTGAATGGTAGTACTGTGCTAAGTCTGTTCTCATTTGATGTACTCTAGGCATTAGATAATCACAGTGCTGTATAAAGAAAACTTCTGTTTGTGCATAAGATGCAGCAGCAGCTTGTTCTACTCCGGTAGCTGTCATTTGAGATAACTGTTGCCCCATTCTTTGTGGGTTAACTCCAATCACTTCATATGCTTGTTGCTTAAAGTGATTTGCAAGTTGCACCCTAGACATTAACCTTTCTGTTTGTGAAAGATCTAGTTTCTGGAAATGCTGGAAGTTTAATGCATTCTCTGTATTTGTAATAGATGTATCTAGAGGAAGCATTTGGAAATTCTTCATAGCAACATATGCTTTAGCCAAATTACCTTTACCCCAATCTTCTCCCAAAGAATGGCGAGGTAAAGTGTTTTGGTCAAGCAAGATAATAGTACCTAGTTCATCTACTAAGATATCTGCAATCTGATTGTTTACTATATTGTATCCAATCTGGTATGGTTTCATTAGATCAATCAGAGCTGTTGACTTAGTATTTCTATCAGAGAATACAGCTCCTTCTACAGGAAGCTTGCATCCATATAGTGTAGCATCTCCTTTAAATTGAAATCTTAAAGGTCCTATGTGATTTTTATCAACTCCTAAATATATTGGAGAAAATCCTCCAGGGTTATTCATACCCCAGAATGAAGGAATATTTGGTCCAATCTTAACTCCTCCCCAAACTTCATTAATCCAGATCCAGTCTATGTGCTCACCAAATACTAAATTATCTTTAGTTTTATTTTTAAAGAGTCTAGTATCATATACTGGCTTATCTACAATTTTATAATCTTCATCTATTATCTCATTTATTACTTCACCAGTTTCTGTAATTTGAGTTAGATGCCCTACTTTTTTCTGTGACTTCCAGTAACCAATTGTTACTCTTAATAAATATGCTGTTCCTTGATCAAAGTAATCTTCTCCTTCTGACATTATCTGTGTAATGATATCTCCACCATCTAACACAGATCCAGCCATCATGGTAGTATATTGTCTATAAGCAAGAGAAGGCATATTAACATTCCAATCATGAGACTTAGTTCCGTCATAATATGTTCCATCATTTTGATATCCACCTGTAATGTATCCTGCAGATCTAATAGGGTATATTGCTTCTAATGCTTCAAGTTGTTCTTCTGTCATTAGATAACCATACTTATCTATAACATCTGATACTGTAAACATTTCTGTTTTACCTACCCAGTTACCTTGAGAAATGTATCTTGCATCAGGAGATTTATGATAGAATGTAATTGGTGGATTCCACAGTTCTATTTCATAATCATCCTCCATCATGCGGAAGTGCCAGAATTCTCTATCTGTGATAAGCATATCACGGAAAGCTCTTTCTTCTAGCTCATCCATCTTAAACCTTTCTACATCTACTTTATGTTGATGCGTAGCCCATTGTTCTGCCATAGATCTGTAATCTTTTTTAAAGAACTGTTCTATTTCAGGCAATGATTTTAAGTTGTCAGGATTTAGTTGTTGTTGAGCTTCTTCAGATTCTGGATCCAAACCTTGTTCTAATAATGCTGCTGTAATTTTAATTTGTGCATCAGCCATTAAAACTTCTTCTACCATTTGTCTTTTCTGCTCAATCATCTCATTATATGAGTACTCATCTACAGCACGGTAAGTAAGCTTAGTAGTTCTCTTAGCAAATTCAGCTACTAGAACATTAATAACATTTGGGATAATAGGATAGAATTTAAGTTCAAGAGCTGAGCTATCTTCTTTAGTTAAGATTTCTACTATATCTCTGTACTCATTATCATCCTCAATTATATAGTCTGTTTTATCTATGATGCCTTTTGCAAGCTTATAGTTTTTCATTAGCCTGCGGGCATTTCTCCGGATTTGCTTTAACCCATTCCACTCTAACCAGTCAAGATTCCAAGCTGCCCACTCATCATCTTTATCTTTCTTAGATATAAACTGAAGAGGTTGTGTAATACTACCTAACCTATTATGTTCAGTCTTAGCACCTTTCTTTATCTGTAATGCGTTATATATTTGCATATCCTTTATTTAATATTTTTAAATGGAGATCTTTTAAAGCTTTGCCCATTTGTTAATCTTCCCCTCCCCATATGTCGGAACGGACTATGATTTAATTTAAACAAATTTTCTGACTTTTGCAAGTTTTTAGCGGCATCATCCATGATGATTCTTTTAGCATATCCTAAATTAGATTCCTGGATTTTCATAAATGCAACCAAAGCAGCAAAAGACACCAAGCGGTCAACATTGACACCATCTGCATACTCTCTCATTTCTTTAAGAAGCATAGGATCAGGCAGTCTTTCTATACCATATTTAGTTCTTACAACTGTACCATCTGGTTTTGTTTCTTGATCTATTTCTTCTTTACAAAATTCAATAGCATAACTTAAGAGGTGAGCTTTAAATAATGTACCTGTATTTTTCCAACCATACTCCTGAAATACATTAGCATTAGATCCTAGATCTTTTAAGAACATGATCTGACTCTTAGGTACAAGGTATCTCTGTTTCTTTCTAGATATCATGTACTGTATAAAAAGAGATATGTTATTTTCTATTAGTGTCCAGGCATTATACCATTCTATGATAAGCTCAAGTCTCTGATGTGTTTTATTTATATCATCAAATCTACCACACCATGCAGCTACAATTTTACTTTGTTCTACATAAGTTTCTGTTTCTGTCCCAGATACTTTAGTTACTTGAACTGGAGCTTTCATTATATAGATAGAACATAATGAGTCTGAAGTAGTTGTTTTACCTTCTGATACCGGGTCAATAGATGCATAATACATTTTAAACTCTGGATCTTTTACAGGTCTTTCCCATACAACTAAAACTCCTGTTTTATCTTCAGTTTTTTTAGATATAGGAAATTCAAGTATTGGTAATTTACTTGTTGGTTTAACAGTAGGTTTACCATTTTCATCTGTAGAAATATCTAAGAACTCATAGGCATAGTCTTTATCTTCTATTCTTCTTTCCTGAGCTGTAATAAGATGCGTTGGAAATACAGATACACTTCTATGTGCAAAAGCTTCTTCTATGTTTCTTGGATGCTGAGATATTCTAAGCTGATATGTTTCTGGATCTAATTCTTTTTTCCAAGTTGCAAATTGTTCATCAAGTGCTTTTAATGCTTCTTCTACAAGTGAATTACCATACTCATCAATATAAGGAGGCATAGACCATTGCTCAGGTATAAATAAACCTGACATACCTATAGTACCTTTACTATCTATCAGATTTGTTTCTACAGCATATATATCATTGTCTTTTGGTTTTAATATCATTTTCTTTAAAGGATCGCATTGAGATAAGTCACCCACAGATC